AATGTCAAAGTAAATCGTCAGTTCTTTGTTTGTGTATCGCTTGCCGTTCAGCACCGCTTCAATCTGTCTGCCATACAAATCAGCCATTTGTTTCACCTACATACAAAAAGACCGTTTCCCCTAGATTGTCGTAGGTGACTCGGTCCTCATTTCCCGCTAAATCGAGCGGTGTGATAACAGGTAATGACTCGTCAACGGATACAAAAAGCGGCTGGCCATACATGATTTTCTCGCCATATCGCAACACTTGCTGTCCTTTATATAAATCCAACGTGAAAAAGTCATAACTGGCATTATAATGTACTTCTATCGTATAAATCGCCCCGTTCAGTTCCACTTCAAACTGATAAGGGATTAACGTTTTATCAATCGGCAAAATCATTGTGTTTGCACCCTCCCTGCGTTTCCTACCATCGCAATCTGCACCCTCAACTCTTTAGATAAGTCTGTTAACAAGGAAGGTTTCGCGACTCGGATTTGCTTCAAGGTAATGTCAAAAGAAAACCCGCCTTTGATGCTTTTCGGGTGAGTGGTTTGAAATGATTCGATGATTACGTTATCGACTTTGTTGCGGTAACGGTAATTTAAAATCGTTCCGTTGTTGGCATATTGCTGCAGCTTCAATTTTCTAGCGGAAGCATCTTCACCTGTCACGATACCCGAAATGCTCAAAATAAGCGGTTCTCTTTCCACATGGTCCACGATGTTCACGCCTTCTTCAACAGGGTGGTCCGTGGAGTTGATGCGGTTATCTACCTTTTCTTCGTAGACCGTATTTAAAAACACATCGCCTAGTTGCGCCACTTTACCACCCCCGTCTTAGATTTGCGCGTAAAAATAAGGATTCCACCACATCTTCTACCGCTCTAGCAATGCTCGGACCGTCACCACTTGGCGCATTGACTGTGATATTGAATACAGGAGCCACGTTACTTGTGTTTGTGGTGGTTGTCGCTACTGGCGCAGGTGCTGAATCGAAATCCAACACAGGTCTGCCGCTCGCATTGCTTTTTAACATCCCTGCATCCCGTAACGCGTTCGATTGTTTCGCGGTTAAAATAGATTCTTCTTTATGCACTCGTACTGGCATGTCATCATACGGCACATTCGCCAAACCTGTTGCAAATCCCGGTAATTTCGGCAACGATGGCATTTTAAAGGATGGCATTTTAAAATTAGAAATCGCTGATTTAAAGCTACTCCACGCACTTTTAGCTCGGTTAATAAAAGAGAGCAATGGCGAGAAAAAGTTCGATACAGCTGATTTCGCATTATTCATGGCGTTGCTGATCGTGGTTTTAATACCGTTCCAGGTGTTTGATGTGGATGTTTTCACCTTGTTCCAGGTATTCACCATCCACTGTCCTAATGGAGCTAATTTAGCGATGACAGCGGCTTTCGCTTGTTCCATCTTCGTGCTGACGGTGGTTTTCAAGCTGTTCCACGTTTCGGTGGTGCTTTGTTTAATGCCATTCCACTTTTCTTTCATCCAGCTCCATAATTCACCAGCTTTTGCCTTGATAACATCCCAATTGCGGTACAAGGCCACCCCGATACCAATTAAAGCGGCAATTCCCACGATGATGAGTCCGATAGGGTTTGCGGTCATGGCTACGTTCAAGGCCCATTGTGCTACCGTCATCGTACCTGCTACAGCCCGATATGAAGCCATTAACGTGTTAACCGTTCCAATAATCGCCATACCTGCCATCGCCACTTTATAAGCGACAAAAGCGGAAGTTAAGGCAATGACCGTTTCTTTCACCGCTCCCCAATTCTCTTGAATGGTGGTTCCCAAGCTAGAGAATCCATCCAAAATACCTTGAATCGTAGAGGATGTAGAGACAAAGTTTGTAAACTCGTTCGCCGCTTGTAATACCGCTTGACCTAGCGGGGCAAGTGATTTTACGACTTTTCCAATCACAGTGCCAATATTCCCTAGTGTATCCATCAATACAGGTCCGTTTGTTCGGGCGTAGTCAATGAATTTTTGAAAGCCGTTAGAAGATGATAGGCTCGCGCTCCACGTTTTAAAACGTTCGGTCATCGACAATAACCCTTCTTCGACTTCCGCGCCAACAGGAGAGAAGGCGGCAAGCATATTCCAAACGCCAGCCAGTGTATTACCCAAAATATGAGAAAAATTGTACAAAGCATCTGCCGCGTTGCTTTCTAACCATCCGAAAAAGTTTTTCAAGCCACCCGCTTCTATTCCTGCATTCATTTCCGACAATAGTACATTGACTGCATCGCCTACATTCGTTATGGTAGGAGCCAAGCCAGTAAACACATTTCGAGCCAATGTCAAACTCTCCCCGAAGGCATTAAAAACAGGCGTTTCAAACTGTTTGACGAATCCTGACCAAAAGCTTTTAAATCCTTGCAACTCTTTCAATGCACCCCGTTGCGCTTGGCTCATATCGCCGTATACAGCGGCTAATTCCTTTTGTGCGGCGATTCGTTCTTTCGCTGTGTCGGCATTCGCAATCTTTTCCTCGATTTTCTCAACTTCCTCGGACGCTTCAAACACTTGGCCCAAAGCAGATACCGCAACAGCACCAAAAGCCGCCGCTCCAATTCCAGCCGCCGCAAAAGAAGCACCTACCGCGCCGATTCCTACCACCGCCGGACCTGCCGCCGCAATCAAGCCGCTGAATCCACTTGTAATGGCTCCGATTTTTCCTGATTGTTTAGCGAAATCTTTGAAACCCGAACCCATACGATTTATTGCATTTCCGGCACGATCTACTTCATTACCTAAATCCGCAAACTCATCACGAACGTCATCAACTTTACGGTCAATCTTGTCTAATTGACGGCTGGCACGGTCATTCAAGGTAATGCCGACATATAAATCACGTACACTCATCTATTCACCGCCTTTCGGTTTGTTCTTTTCCATTTCGGATATAGCGGCTAAATGTTCCAAAATCACATCAGCGGGCCATTCCTCAATCTCTAGCGGTTTATAAGCCGTGAAATGTTGGGGAATGACGTATTTCCACCACTGTTCATTGGCTTTTTGGACATAAGAAAAAGGAACGTCATGAATGTTCCTTAGTTGAAATAGCTTATTGTTCTCCGAACTGTTGAAATCGAAAGGCCGCTGTGCAAACCTCTTCCGCTTCACTCCACGTTTCAAAATCATCGAGCGTTAAACCAGAAGGCTGCACAATCACGTGCTCTAACATAGCTGGCATGGCTTTTGCATTCAGTAATTTCCCGTTTTTATCGGAAATCCCATCTACAATTTGCACCCATTTAGAAGGCAATACCGTTTGGAATGTATAATCGTTACCCGCTTCACTTTTGTATTCTTTCGTTTTCTGCTTAAATGCCATTTAAATCACTCCTTATCCAAAATAAAAAGGCGAAGGAAATCCCCCCGCCTGTTGCTTATGCTTCTGTATAGTCCGTAATTAAAATTTGGTACTCATACCCCTGTGTTTCGGTTCCGAACGTGCGGTTCGGCTCTCTTACGACGTAGCACTCGTTCCCGCTACAGCGAAACCCTGTATTGTTGTCGATAAATTGAAATGGGAATAAGTCATCTGATTTCAACAGGCTTTGCAAATGAGGAACAGACGCACTGTCCTGCTTCACGTTTACTGTTAAAGTTGCTGTGTTGTCAGCCGATTTTGTCACCGTGACTTCGCCATCTGCCCCCACGTGATATGCACGTTTGTCTTCATTCTTCTCAATCGAAATCGGTTCGCCATCCATATAGCCTGTGATATACGCACCGCCTAGTACAAGAGAAGTGTTTTTAAAATTAAACGTTTTTGCCATCTAGTTCCCCTCCTTAAATCGCTAATGTTCCGCGAATTTCTACTTTTTCCACTGCGCCCGCAATAGTCGCTGTCCACTTCACATCCGGCAAAATACGTTGCGCCCGTTTATTCGGTGCAATATCCGCACGTTTCGGAACTGTAATGGTGTAAAGCGGTTCTCCTGCTTCACCATCGGCAATAATGCCCATGTTAAATGCTTCTTTTAACACGCGATCCACTTCTGCCACCACTAGCGCGATACCGCTGTCTGTATAAGGCACTTTCGGCTGAACAGCTAATAAACGGAAGACATATTCTGCCATACGAGCTTTAATAAAGTGTTGAGATTGGATAACGTCAATGAACTCCCCGCTTGTCGCTACGCCATTTGACGTGATATTCACGCCATACTCGTTAACATAGGTGTTGGCATTATTTTCATGAATCTCATTAATTTTTGTGTTGTCATAGGAAACAGTCGGCACACCTTGAATCGTTTTAAACGTCCACGTGTATGAGCCGATTGTTTGAGGGGCTAAATGAGACACTAACCCTTCTGCCGGGTAGCTGGTTGAGTCATCATGAACTAATAGATATACGTTGTCATACAGTCCATTAAGGTTTGTATATAGCGTTTCGCTCGATGTAGACGCAGCATAAATCTTATCTTGCGTGCTAATCCATTCGGCGAGAGCGGTAATCTCGTCATCGCCCTGTTCGACTGATACCAGGTAGTAAAAGTCGTTGTGCGTGGATGTTAGCGTGTTTAAAGCGGTTATCAGGTCTGTCGGTGCGCCTGTAGTCCCGTCGTATTCAATCCCGTACACCGCGATTTCAGCAGGTCGCGGATTTTGTCCAAACATACGGGAGAATAGCTTGTATTCGTCCGTTGTTTCTGCAAAGTCCACCGCTACTTCCGAAATATCTGTGTACACTTTATAAGCCAGCACTTTGGATGTTGCCAGTACAAGCGGAAGGCCGAAACCTTTTTCGGAA